TGGCATTGCGTATTAGATTAGTTCAGGTTTTCCAACTGTCCCAATAGTATCAAATTTCTTTACATAAGCAAGCGCGATTTCACCCGATTGCTTTGTTAAATTCTCAATTAATTCATTATATGCTAAATCAAATAAATCAGCTACAGGCTTATATTTGTCTTTATTTCCGTACTTCGCAATCTTAGCAGCCACAGGGAAAGGGATTTTCCATTTACCGTCTGGCCCCGGCGGCGGAAATCTACCCGGCCCGCGTCCGTGAATAACGTAATACATGTATTCAACACCCGTTAAACAGACATAACGCTCTGATTCTTTTATCAAAACTTGCAATGAATTTAGTGAAGTGCTATCTGATTTCAACTTCCTGTCATTACGTAATATTTCTATAAGCCTCACCTTGAAAGTTTCAATCTGCTTTGCTGCATCTTTGATAAGCTCGCCTGTCAATCCTTTAGCGTCCATAATTCAAAAGTTTTACTTTAGTTTTTCGGCCTGAAATGAAATCAGATATTTCCAAAACAATGAACGTACTTTTGAAATAATCAATGTAAACAAGTTGCTTCGGGTTCCAGCGCAATACATCAAGCTTTGATAAATTAAATTCGCAATCAATTTGACGAATGCGATACAGCGATCTAAACCAATTCGCATAATACGTAGCTGCAATGTTAGCCCAATCCACAGGCGCAAACTGTAACTTATCACCCACCACAGAAAATAATCTGATAGTTATTTCCGGCTCTGTTATTCGCGTAGTGTCATTATAAATTGGTATGTGTCCGACCGTGTTACTTCCGATTAACACATCATTGCTGGCACCAAATTTTAAAACGAGATAGTCTCCCTCTTTTTGCAAACTTTCATTATCTGTATTGAAAAATGACCAGCCCAATTGCGGATTGACTGTCAAATCATTCTCATACTTAAGCCAATTTTTTTGAAACAATCCCGGAAACTGTGCAGTTGTAATCTCGGATTGCTGTATAAACTTAGTTGACCAATCGCGTGAATTATTCTTATTTATTGTAGCAAGCGATCCAAATGAAAGCACGCGGTTATAATTATCAACTATGTGAAACTGATTTGAAGTGACGCAAATTAACCGGTACAAATCTAAATATGTTAAGTCTGGTAAATTATCATATGCTTTTATTTTATAGTTTAACCACGAATTTATTGAAAGGTCTGCATCCCTATCACTCAACACAGTGTACAATAGAGTATCGGTCATTACTACGTTTCCAGTTCCCTCAAGTCTTATATCAATTGTCATTCCTGTTGCACTGTAAAATTCAGATGTTGTAAAATCTATCACGCCGGACGTTGGAAGTATGGATTTGCTTTCTACTACTTTCGTAGGATCACCGTTAACGGTTGCACGTATAATGATATTAATTACTGCATTACTGGTCACTTGACCACGTAATCTGAATTTAGTTTTTTTTGCACCTATGTTTATACTGGCAGAAATCACAGTCAAATCAGTGTGTGCAAAATCATTTGTGTCAAGTCCTGTAATCGCTAAAGTGCCAGCCGGATTAAAAGTCGCGGATATAGTTTTCTGATATGAAGTAAAGAAAAAATCCTTATGGTTTGAACTTAACGCTAAATCGGGAAGCGGCGCCGTTAAAGTATACCCGGCATTTACAACAGCACGATTAAGCAACCCTTGCACATAAAAAGCAGGCCGACTATATTTACAGCGATCATCTCCTGTTGTCTGGTCTGTATTTATCTGTATAGCGTTTTGATGATAACAGGCTTTTCCCCAAAACCAGCAAGTTGTAATATCTATTGTATCCAAAGCATTTATAGCAGTCTGTGTAAGTATTGTATCCTTGTCCTCCCATGACAGCGCATTCAATTTTATGTCAAGGCCTTTAAATAATTCCTTACTATTATCTACACATTGAAGGTTTAATTTGTCAGGTGTTGAACTGTCAAGAAAACCTTTGCCTTTAAAAATTTGAAACACATCATCAATCTCAACATCATAAAGCTTGTCAAAGCTTCGGTTATTCGATCCGATTGTGCCGTGCTCTGGATTTTCTGTAATAGTTCGGTTTATAGGTGTATCAGGTAATTCAAATCTATTCGTGAAGTCTGCAAATCTAGCAGACGGATCGTTTATGTCAACAACCTTGCGGGTGATAGCTGGATAACTGTTCCCTAAGTTTGCCTTTGTGCCGTTGATTTTTACTTCCATACCGTGACATCTGTCATTATTAAAGTAAATTCGACATTATACCGACAATGCATAAGTCTGGGTTTAAAGCTATTTGCGTCAGGGGCATAACGTTCAATCGTATTATCTTTTAATAATCGCGTTACAAAAGTATTGTCAAATAGTTGACCAATAATATTTAGGTCATTTCCTGACAAATCATCTGCAAATAATGCGATTGAACGATTATGATTAATTGCCAAAGCCTCTATATTTGCGCTATCCTGTTTATTTATGACTTCATTTTTTATTTTATGCTCAATTTCTACATCATAAAACATATAAATATAGTCTGCACCGTCCGATCCTATCCATCTAATTAGATATTCGTAAGCCTCATAAGCTGCATTCTGTAAGCTTTTCGGCCTGATAAGTTCAAAAATTTTACCCATTATGAACCTGATTTAAACACAACGTAAAATGATATATGGCCTGATGTAGTAAATCCATGTACAAAACCCGCTGGATACAAATATCCATATACAGAATTAGTTAATATTATATTTCCTGAAATATCAATAAAGCCATGAATAGAAAGTTTTACATTTTGAGAGCCAATAGTGCCAAGAGAAACCATTGCAATAAATGGCACGCAATAATTCGTCGGTCTAAATCCAACAGGTAATGCAGATGAACTTAAATTATAATTTGCTGGTGTATCTCCGTTATCGTTAAATGATGGTATCGCTTCAATACACCGAATATGTACGTTTTTACAAGAATCCATGTAGTATTGTAATTTAATTACTGAAGTAAAAAATGCAGTAATTCCAAGATCAACCCAAGCGATCTGTTCTCTTATTTTTCGCAACAACTCTGAAGGCTGCACCACTAATTGATTGCTGCCTGGATCTGTATCATCTCCGTTATTTATTTGCCCGGTAGCTGCAATCTTAACAATACCCGTTTGTATAACCGACGACATCGGTAAACGTCCGGGTACACAAGCCTTGTTCATAATTGTTAATGATTTATGTTCCGCAACAGTTGCCGGACTGATTACGCCCGGTATAGAGTCCATCGCATTTAATGGGCTTTCGATCCAAGCCCGGCTATAATAATAACTGCCCTTACGGACTATTTCATAAAGAACCATTCCAACCGCCGTAACGTTAGCTTTAACAGGTGTTATGTCTGTAACACTTACCCAAGAAATACTTTGACCTCCTGTTTTTATTAAAAGCAAATGAACAGTTTCTCCATCCGCAATAGTCCCTGATGATATAGATATAATAACAGGTCCACCTGTTGCGATCAAATCTATTCGATCTTTTCCCGTGAAATCTAGTAATACAGCGTTAGGTACAGATGTCTGTGGCAATGCCTTATCTTCTCTAAATTTCAAATTGTCTGCTAATTCAGAATTTAAAATTGTAATCATTTCAGCATTACTTACCGAAGGTATACACATAGCTACTATGTCGTTTTTTACAGTATTTCTATTTTTACTCATTGTTTTATTTTTTTACTGTGTTATAAAATCTGGATATGCGAAGTCAGGACTTTTGAAATCGAAAATTCCTGATGCTTTAAAATTAAACTCAATATACTTTGTTGCACTCAGAACGCTTGCATTTACTGGCCATTTCCACATAAGAAACCCATTCAAAGCTGCTGTTAATATACCAAGTGTCCCTGTTGTTTCAATAATATTTTTATTAATGTCAAGTTCATTATATTTTAATTCAATAGTTGTGCCAACCGTACCTCCTAAATGAGCCATGGCCAAACCAGCCGGATAACCTAAATATAATTTAGGCAAGTCAAAATGGTTTAAAACAACTTCCTCTTCAGGAGCATCTGAAGAATAAAGCACAACGCAAAGTTTATTATCTATCAATATAAAACTTCCAGCACTGCCAGTATAAACCTGCCTGTATTTAACTTCAAATTCCTGCTTTGAAGTAGCTAAATATTCAGTTATTAAAATACCGCGTTGCATATTCAAGTCATTGATTATGCTTACATCAATTGATATATTACCGGCAGCGTTCCCATCGGCTTGCAATGAGAAAGGAAGCAAGTTTACATCTGGCAAAGCATCGCGTACACACTGCAACTCTACATAATAGTTTTTATAATAATTGATATATCCGCCTGTGCCTGTCTCAACGTAAGGTATATCAATTGTTATTTCACCTGCTACTATTGTGATTATAATTCCTGTTGCACTATATGTGTAATTCGTTCCAACGCTGTAAACATAGATGCTATCACCTGCTGATAAATAAGAAGTAAGATCGCCTGCATGGTTTATTTTTATTCCCCCAGTACCGCTTACTACACTTGTTATTACTAAGTCTTCACGTTTAAAAATAAACTCAATAGGTTTTAAGCCAGCGAACATTTTCTTCGCTGCACTACCTATTGGATTTGTTACAAGTGTTAAACTCATAGCTTGCTACATTTCATAATCTGCTGTATATATTTCATTATCTGCTGTCAGCAATGTTGTGTCTGCTCTGAAATATGGTAATGTTGGAACGCCTGAAATATAATCATAAAATGATTCAACTGTCGGAACAGCAGTTCCCATATTTATTTCATAAACAAATTCTTTCTGCTGCGATATTTTTGCTTCACTAATAAACAATGGTGTATTATAAAATTTAAATGTCCCATCATAATATTCAATCAATACACACCAACCATATATACTAGATTTTAATTGTTCTATTAACAATTCATTGTCCTGAAATAAACCCAATAAATAAAATTTAGATTTATATTCCCGTGTTAATCTGCCAGACCGTGACAAGTTTATACTTACATCGAAATCCGGTAATTGGATATTTTCTATTGTAATAATATTACCTACAACAGTTATGTCCGTTATCTTATTAAGATCAAGGGGGTCATAATGCCGGAAGTTAATCAGGTTGTTTTCATAAAGTAATATCTGTATTTTCTATCATTTTAATATCTCTAACTCATTAAATTTTGTACAATCGCATACATTTTAGGTTTAATGTTAGCAGCCATTAATAAACCACCCGCAACGCTTGGATGTACAAATATTGTCTCATTACTCATATAAGTTGCTATATTAGAGTGATCCCATAGATCACAGAGTCTAATATAAAATACATTATTAGCAATGGCTCTATTGATTATGCAATCAGCATAATCTTTAATTGATAATCCAAGTTGATTAAGTCTACCATTATCTGTAAATCCAGCCCTTCCCGGACATTCTGAATAAGGTGGGGTTAATAAGATTAATTTACCATTTGGGCAACGTGTTTTTATTTTAGGAATCATAACATTTAGCGCACCATTAAAAGTAGTTACATCTATAGAATCAATTACTCCTAATGGTACATTATTGTACCAATCATTAGTTCCCCCCATTTCACTAGGTAGTTGAGAATCAGCCGGGTAAATATTTATTCTTGCATCATTATTCATTGCCGTTGCTCCCACACCAGAAATATATGTACCTGCCAAAGCTAAAGCAACAAAACCCTCTCCATATATAAGATTATTAATATTTAATTCAATTTCTACATTCGGTTGCCATTTAGATTGAGCCGTAACTGAATCACCCATAGTTGGCCATTTAATTGATGTTGATTTACGAAAATAAATTAATGTTCCATAAGCTGGCATTTCATCCATTCTTATAAATGCAGCATTCGCAGGAGATGTTATTTCATATTTATAATCCGTCAAAGATATACGTGCGCCGGAAATAAAAACAAAAGATGATGTATACCAGGCATAATCAAAATTATAATTAATCCCAGGTCTCTTAACTGTATATGCTGTGTTAGGCAATACTGGTATATAATCAGTATATGCTGTATATGAGACATTACTTCCAATGACTCCACTCACCCAATTTACAAACTTTGCTACAGTTTTTGTAATACCAATTAGCAAATTTATATTACTACTTATAACGAAATTTGGCCATAACCATCTTAATAGCATGTTTTGATTTGGCTCTAAAAGTTCATTAAACAGCAAAATGCTTTTATTATTTCTAAATAGATAATCTGTTTTAGAATGAATTGCAGAGAGTAGCACTGTCTTAGGAGTATCATCATCTGTATAAAAAGTATCATAAATTCCAGCGGCTGTTAATGCAGCAATAACAGTAGTATCATTTGCGGCTAAAATTAAACTATCGTTCGGTGTGGTGATTGCTGCTGCCGTAATAACATGACCATTCCGGGAACTATCTATAAACTTGCCAGCAATAATAGTGTCTGTATTTTTGATATAAAAAACAGGACTTAACTTATTTATTTTTGCAATTAAGCTATTTTGAAAAAACCAATTACTAATAATGTTCATATCGCAATTCCTTGAATTATTGATACCCATATTTTGCCATCAACATAATTAAATGTTAACATATTCGCAACTCCTGCTGAGGGGTCATACCCTCCAACAATATAATCACAAGCCGTAAAATCAGGACTATTTGTCCCATCACCAATTAAAATTAGTTGTGCGCCTGCCCCTTCTATTGGACTAGCTACTATTGTAAATGCATCGCTGGTAACAAGTGTTTTTCCTATTATTATTGTTAATTGCCTATTTAAAGGGATTGCAGTTGTATAGGTAATTATTAACCTGTGATAAAAAGAGGTGTCGGTTGTGTATTCTGTTATATCAACTTTCTGGTTAAGTTGATAATTACTAGCTCCTGTATGAGTTATTTGCGCACCTGCACTAATCCATAGTGACAGCAGTGCTATTGCTAAACACAGCCTTTTCATTAGTTACGTTTTTTAAGTAACAACACCCAGCCCGTACCAGTTGTCTTGGTTATAATTCTTATAGTATCTGACAAGGCATAATCGAAACCGAAGTTTACAGCCGCTTCACCCGGAGGTATCATAATATGACTTGATACTATACCGCCCACTGTAAACGTACAGCCTGAAATTTTTACGCTGTCTGCCGAAAAAGACGGCACGTACACTGAGCCACGTATAATATTGTCTGTCTTTTTTATCAACATTGTATCTGCTGGCAGCTTCATTGTCCAGAATCCGACTGTCTCAGATGTTACACGTACACTGGTTTGAGCCTGTGCTGTGAATGCCAGCATGAAAGCCAGCGTAATACATAGTATTGGTTTCATTGTATGATAATTAATTTGTTTTTATGTTCGTAAAAATTTACTGTGTCGTTTTTAATGTAGCGATCTAATTCGATTCTCATATAATATTTCCCTGAAATGCTGTGCATATAATAAAAATAACCTGTTAATGTTTTTTCTCTGCTATCAATAACCCATACCTTTGACGTATTGCTTATTCTTAATGATTTGCATGAAATAAGTGTTAATATTACTATAAATATTATTATTGATCTAATTGATACCATTTTTGCCCTGTTAATTTTCGACATCCATAAAAATGTGTGTCGCTTGCTTTAAAAACAATACGTCCCACTATTGCTGTTACTGTTGTATCTTGGGTTGCGTCTAATTTTAAAATATTTGTGTTTACACATAAAACTTTTGTTGTATCTCCTTTTATATTTCCGTTTACATCTAAAGTTTCTACAGGATTATCAGTAAAAATTCCTACATTTTTTTTTCCTAATCCTATTTTTCTAAATAATATATTAGATGTATCATTTAATACAATTGAAAATCCTTTTGTTCCATTAGCAAAATTAGTTACCATTGTAATAACACCATTAATTCCAAATATCCCTTGTCCAAAACCACCAGAAAGATTACTTGCATCTATTCCAAATCCACCCAAATTATAAGTTCTTAACCTTATAGGATCAAATGAAGGATAATCAAAATCGTTATCTAATTTAATTGTATCTCCATCTTTCCTTAGTCCAGAGTTTGCAAACACACTACCTATACCAGTTGCACTTAATTTCTTTTCGCCACTAGCATCACCAAAATACAGCGTGTCTCCATGTGTCCTGAAATAAACAAGACTTCCTTTTTTGTTCGTGAACCAAAGTGTATCCTGTCGTGAACGTAAGCTATCCGTTGTTACTGTGCGCTTTGTTATGTCTACCTGTGCACTGCATCTTCCCGTGCAGCATATAATTAATAGTACTATTATAACTAACGTTATAAATGTTGTCCCAATTATTTGTCTTGTTCTTTCTAACATCATGTCTTCCTGTATTATGTTAAACTTCTATAAACGCTATATATCCAAAATCACCAGCACTTAGCGATGTAATAGTAAACCCATCCTCGTCTAGTGCGGTTACTGCTATTCCAAGTCCGTTGTAATCAATTATCTGTAACGCATAAACTGCCACAAACTGCGTACTGAATGCAATCACTTGTCCCACTGTGCCGGCTGCGGCTACAATGCTGGCTGACCTCATAACACTTGCTGCTGTTAACATTGCACTTGTTAACGCTGCGACGAGTGCATAAAGGTCTGTAAAATTATCATTGCACTTATCGTAAGCGATCCGCAACTTGTCACCTGATCCGTCATTTGGCGCAACGCCAATACCTATTACTTGCTGTGTCATTATTTTACGGTGTTGGTATTAAACTAAAATCTACTATCATATTATAATTGCATTGTATCTCAAGGGCCACGCCTGTTAAGTCAGAAGCGAACGCGTGAAACGCGGGTGTTATTTTATATTGCTGATTTCCCTTAGGACGTACTTCTGTAAGCTCAAATATATTTGCGGCCACCTTGTCTGCCATTGCCTCCATTGCTGCACGTATAACCTCACTCTGTACATCGGTATTACTTGAGCTATCTTTGTCTAGGAAGTTGATGAGTATCTTGGAATCTTTTTGTACGTTGTTATTCTTTTTAATTTCGGATGTATTGCTGAGTTCGTTATCGAAAATGACAACTGGCATCTGAACAGATGTTAATGAAAATGATTGTATGTTACCGGAAAATTTAGAAGATAAGATTAGTTGCGCTGTGGGATATAGTGTTTGAATTATTGATATTATTTGTGTGTTTAAACTCATTTCTTGGAACGCTTTTTAGATATTATATCTGCAAACTTTATGTCAAAACTAATCTTTTCTAAATTTGAAAGCAATATTTTCATACAATATGTATCATCTGATTCCAGAACCTTTTCATAATCAGTGTTTAACAAATCACATAAAGTCTTAACCTCATATTCATTTACATATTTGTTTAACCTTTCACTGCCTGCCTGTTTTTTCTCAGCAGAATATTTATCAAAGTCCTGAGCTTCTCTAAATAATCGCGCTCTTGTCTGTTGCCATGCCGTAACTTCTGATAGAAAAAAAAACCTGCTGGCAGAATCTGGATCCAAGACCGCTGCATATAATCATCTCGTAATTTATAAACCTCATCTATGTTATTACTCTGTGCCTGTGATACTGCCAGCACATGAACAAGTAATTTATAACCGGATAGATTACTGATTTCTATTTGGTGCCTTTGTCCTACCGTCTGGACCGTCTTTGAGTAATCGACATACTTTAAAATAGGACGTTGCATCTTTGTTATGTCTGGCACAATTCCGATCTCCTGCTCAACCCTGCTGTCGATCACTGCAAAAAATGCTTTGTCTATTGTAACGCCTGTTTGCCATGCTATATACTTTATTGTGTCTATGTCTTCAATGGTTGACAGTTCTACAAACTCTTTAGTGGTGAGTTCTGGAATTGATTTGATCGTGTACTTTTTGTTGGCGATCTTAATGGGTATCATAGTTAGTTATATAGGTTACTTCATATATTGTTGTTTTCGGTTGCCGCCTCAACTTCTTTTTTTTTATAATAAACACAATAATAATACAATAACAATTATTATTGCTAATATTATGTATACTAAATTCAAAGCTTCCCCTTCATTTTGTTCGTTAAATTCATCTCTTCGATTTAATTTATAACTAGCCTTGCTCATAATTTTCTCCTTTCTTCTCTTGTCATTTTGCGCCACTTTTCCGGCAGCCAGTTATTAGAAAATATGCTTTCATAATATCCGTGCCTCCTGATTATGCCTGTCTTTATATGGCCATGTTCATTTTTAAAATTAAAAATTATACCGTACGATTCACAGGCTGATATAATTTCTTTTAATTCTTGATCGTGTAGAACGCTGTCTATTGTCATATTATAATGATTTAATATTACGTCTGTACCACTCGATTGCGTAACCAATGGGATCAATTGTGTGATCGTTTTTATCTTCTGGCACCCCTAATGATTTATTAGTGATCGGATCGAAAGCCCACTTGTATTTTTTAAACTCATCTTTTACATTTAAAGAATCTTTATGCACATAAATATTAAACTCCTGTAAATTATCAATATTATCAAGTTTCACGCCTTCATATTTTCTTGATTTCACAGCCATAATCAAAGAAGCCATCAACTCAAACCCCTTGTCTTTTCTAGCACAATCATAAACTACAACTTTGTTGTCAGGGTTTTTTTCATGTATTAATTCTATAAACTCGCTATTTCTTATTTGTGGTTGATACAACAACTCATAAACATATAATCGCCTGTCATCTTTGTCATCTTCATTAATAAATATTTCTGTAAAGGTTGTTGGATCGGCTCCCCCCCAGTCAATACAAAACATGTGGTAATAATCTACATCCATTGGTCGGTGTTCAAATTCCTGCCAGTTCTGAAATATAACACCCTCAAGTTGCCCGTCAAGACCAAGCCCGTAAACTTGCCACCAATTCCACCAATAGCCACGCTTTCCGGCTGCATCCTCGGCAAGTGCTTTGCGCCTTGCATCTTTCAAGTCAGTCAATTGACCTGCTGAAAGATTCTGGATGTTGTCAAGAAAAGTACTGTGAATAATCTTGCAGTCTTTACGGTCCTTATAACCTTCGGTATCAAACCAAAATTCAAAAGCCGGGTTCCAATCCAGAAAGACAGTTTCCTTAGTACGCTGTATTAGTTGATGACAGATAGAGAACGGCATCAAGTTAGGCTCGTTAATGTGTAAAATATCCCTGGCTGCACCAATAGCCTTACCTGGTTTGTCAAATCCTACAAACTCAAGTATTGATTTGCCAATTGTGTATATGTAGGGGTTTTTTGTGCGGACTAAATCAGGCGATATATTTTCTTCAATAAGAATATTTTCAAAGTCCCTGATTGCACCGCTATGCAGGTGCGGAAAAGAATGAGATACAACAGTAATAACACGAGGCTTGCGGCTGTTCTGCATTATGATAAAACAAAGTTGTTCAATTGAAAAAGTCTTTGAAGATCGCGTACTGCCTTTGTTAGCAATAAACCTGTAATGCTGGTTATATGCTTTTAGATTTTCAACAAATACACGGGTTGTGTTCATAAATAAAAATTAAAGCGGAGTTGAACCGCCGAAAATCCACAGGCACATTTAAACCTGGGAGGTAAACCCTAACCGTAAAGTTTCCCTCTTAATCTTCATTTTCAAAATCCTTAATAAGTTTGTTCACTTCGCTTTGTGCAGCCT